TATTTAGAAAATCTGCAAATATTATGGGATTTAGTTCATCTGGAACAGAGCAGATGACATTTGATGCTAATGGCATAACTTTGAATACACAAAATGAAATTAGATTTGGAGATGCTGATAGCAGTAATTATGTAGGAATAAAAGCTCCATCAACTGTAGCTTCAAACAGAACTATTACTTTACCTGATGAAACAGGAACTTTAGTTACTTCAGCTTCAATAGTTAGTCAAGTTGGAGGACAAAATCTTACAGGTTTGCATACTTTAACTCCTGCTACCAATAATGCTTATGACCTGGGATCGTCTGCACTTAGATGGGCTAATTTATACATAAATGACTTGAATTTATCCAACAAAGGTCATAAAAATGACGTTGACGGAACGTGGGGAAGCTATACTATACAAGAAGGAGCGGAGGATCTATTTTTGATTAACAAACGCAATGG